AGAAAAAAACGGAGATTGCAAAGAAGGCCGAAGAAGTCCAGAGCTCGTATCAGAAGGTAAATAACGACCTTAAAACCTATGAAGAACAGATAAAGAAACTTACCGATGAATCATACGAACAGCAAGCTCTTAGTTCCGAACTTAATCAGAACAATCTTAAAATCTCTTGGGCACATGAAGCAATCGCTAAACTTGAAAAAGAGATTACACAAATATCTGGCACCAAAACAAACATCGTGGAGGCAACCACCGAGCTAGACAGCTATATTGATCAGAAGGATACACTGATCACTGAGAAGATGGAACTGGACCAGGAGCATGACTACTCTAAGGCAATGATGGAGATGCTGAAGGATACTGGCATCAAGACCAAGATCATCCGTCAGTACCTGCCAGTCATGAACAAGTACATCAACAACTACCTCCAGACTCTAGACTTTTTCGTGCACTTTGAACTGGATGAAGCCTTTAACGAAACTATCCGGTCACGTCACCGTGACAACTTCTCCTACGATTCTTTTAGCGAAGGTGAGAAGCAACGGATCGATTTGGCTCTGCTGTTTACCTGGCGTCAGATTGCACGTATGAAAAACAGTGTGGCTACCAATCTTTTGGTATTGGATGAAACGTTTGACTCCAGTCTGGATAACGATGGCATTGAGAATCTGTTCAAGATCATCTACTCCTTGGGAGAAACAGCCAACGTGTTTGTTATCTCACACAAAGGTGAAATCCTAGATAACAGGTTTAAGCATAAGATAGAGTTCTATAAAGACAAGAACTTTAGCAAGATTAAATGAGGGGTTTACACAACCCCTTTTTTGTTGTATAATACTATTTTTAATGTTAGGAGATATTATGTCCACTGATTGGGTTAAAGATATTCACGATATGCATGCCAAGTTTGGCGTACATGAATCTGTCGAAAAGATGGATGCTACTAAGCTGGCATCATTCCTGTCCTTTCGACTTAACTTCCTTAATGAGGAACTTAATGAAACCGATAAGGCTGCTGGTGAAGCTAATCCAGAAGAGATTGTGGATGGTCTTATCGATCTATGTGTCGTAGCTATTGGTACACTTGATGCCTTTGGTGTCGATGCATATAAAGCATGGGATGAAGTTCTAAAGGCTAACATGGCTAAAGAAGTTGGCGTAAAGGAAGGTCGTCCTAATCCACTGGGTCTGCCTGATCTGGTTAAGCCAGATGGTTGGGTAGGTCCATCACATGAAGGTAACACAGGAAAGTTCTAAAATGAATACAACTGCAGTAATTAGTTCCAGAGATGTACCATCAGTCGGCGGTGGTTCAGGACTTACTAAATCCTCAGTTACATGGAGAGAAGATTTCTTCCGAGAAGAACTGGGTATTAAACCCGGCCAGTCTTTTAAAGTTTCATCCATCAACACTAATGGTGACAACATCGCTACAAATACCTATACTGATCCTTTAAAAGCTCACGGCTGGATGTATCCTAAAAAACTACAGCATTCTATCGATCATTTTGTGATCACTTATGATAAACCTATTAAGGAACTTAAAATGGCAGATAAAGAATCGGTAAAAGTACTTAAAGAGTGCATTGACCTGCAGCTCAGTAAGTCTGACGATTATCAGAATCCAAACTCTAATGTGGTTCAGGCTATGCACTACCGACGTGGTGTAGACACTATCCATGATATCATGGCACAGAAGATGCTACGTGCACAGTCTATCCTAGAATCCAATCGCGATCCTAACTTCGAATCCCTTGAAGATACCTACAAGGATTTGATTAACTACGCATCATTTGCTGTATCCTACATGCGTGGTGAAATGGATGGTCAGTCCAAAGACCGTGATATGTTTAACCGGAAGATTAATGAATAGTGTCAGAGGTCGAACCCTTGGCGAAGGCTTAAAGAAGCTACGGCACTTACTCCTTACTCAAGGATATACTATACAAACTGAAAGCTGGCAGGGCACTGATGCTCCGCCAGTCTTTCTTGAGGTTCTCCATGCAGACTTAGTAGCACCTATGTACGACGATGCACAAGAAGCATCTGACGACTTAGGTGCTTCTCAGCCGTGGGCAGATGTACACTTTGATGAACGTACTGGTGGTGAGCCACTTAATCCTCCACCGTCTCACACTATGTGGTTAAAGGATACAGACAAATACCTATCTGGTAAAGCTTTTTCCCATTCATACCCTGAACGTATGTGGGCACCAAAGTCTCAAGGTATTCGCTTTCAAACCGGTAACCTTGGTGATGCTGTAGAGCTACTGAAGAAAGACCCGACTACCCGACAGTGCTACGTACCTATGTGGTTTCCTGAAGATATTGTTGCTGCCAATCTAGGTGAACGTGTACCATGTTCCTTTGGTTGGCACTTTATGCTGCGTGGTGACCAACTGCACTGCTCTTACCATATGCGATCCTGTGACGTTGTTAGACACTTACATAATGATCTATACTTCGCTAACCGGCTGGTAATGTGGATTATAAATCAATCAGGAATCGATGCTGAGCCTGGATATCTACACTTCTCATCCACCTCACTTCACTGTTTCGAAAATGATCGATTTGCACTTAACCAATTAATTCGAGAGTAATAAAATGCAATATAAAGTAAAAGATATTGACCTGGCAGAGTATGGTCGAAAAGAAATTCATCTGGCTGAAAAAGAAATGCCAGCTCTTATTAGCATCCGACATCAGTATAAAGCTGATCAGCCCCTTAAAGGTGCTAAGATCGTAGGATGTCTACATATGACTATCCAAACGGCAGTACTGATTGAAACTCTGGCTGCTCTAGGTGCTGAGATTAAGTGGTCATCGTGCAACATCTTCTCTACTCAAGATCATGCTGCTGCAGCAATTGCAGATGCTGGTATTCCTGTATTTGCCTGGAAAGGTGAGACTGAGGAGGAGTACGAGTGGTGCATTCGACAGACCATCGAAGGCTGGGAACCTAATATGATTCTGGATGATGGTGGTGATCTAACTAAGATTATGCACGAGGAATACCCGCACCTGATGGATAACATTATTGGTATCTCTGAAGAAACTACTACTGGAGTACATCGACTGATTAAGATGTTCCAGGAAGGTACGCTCAAGGCTCCTGCCATTAACGTAAATGATTCTGTTACCAAGTCTAAGAATGATAACAAGTATGGATGCCGGCACTCTCTGTCCGATGCTATTAAGCGATCTACTGATATGCTTTTGTCTGGTAAGAAGGCACTGGTTATTGGCTATGGTGACGTCGGTAAAGGATCAGCTCAGTCTCTCCGTCAGGAAGGAATGATTGTACGAGTTACCGAAATTGATCCTATCTGTGCAATGCAGGCATGTCTGGATGGATACGAGGTAGTTCTGGCTAAGGATTATATGGCCGAATCCGACGTGGTAGTTACTACTACTGGCAACCGAAACGTAATTGATGTAGAAGAAATTAAGCTCGCTAAAGATAATTCTGTACTGTGTAACATTGGTCATTTTGATAATGAAATTAATGTCCGGCATCTAGAAGAGCAAGGTACTTGGATAGAGATCAAGGAGAACGTAGACCTTATTCGAATCTACGGTAAGGATATTATCCTCCTGGCCAAAGGCCGATTGGTTAATCTGGGTAACGCTACTGGACATCCTAGTCGAATCATGGACGGATCTTTTTCCAATCAGGTACTGGCACAGATTGATTTGTTCCAGAATCGCCGTAATGAAGTTAATGTTACTGTTCTCCCCAAGCACCTGGATGAAGAAGTTGCCATGCACATGGTACGAGGGTTTGGTGGTCAGGTTACTCGTCTTACGAAAGAACAGTCTGAGTACACCGGCATTCCTGTCCAAGGACCTTACAAAAGTAACGAGTACCGATATTAAGGGGTTTACATTTTCCCTAAATTAGTATACTATATTAATATTGTAATAAATAGGAATTTATCATGGCACAAAAGAAAGAAACCGTATTCCAGCTTGAGGTACCACCCACTGCTAAGATTCTACATCGAGATAAGGTACCTGATGACTATCACTGTGAATGTGAGCACTGTACAAACTTCATGGGTGAAATGTTTGACACTACTGTAAACAAAGCCTACAGTAATGTTGCTCGCAAAAGGTACCTCCCCAAGCCTCCAAAGTCTTCTGCACTCATGCATAACAATCCAGGACAATTTGTAGGATATCGATGGGCAATTCAGAATCTTACAGAAGAAGGTGACCTGGTATTTGATCCTACTGTCGGTACTGGTACTGCCATCTTCGAAGCAGAAAACAATGGTCGACGTGGAATTGGTGTAGAGCTGGAGTTCCCGGACAGCACGAGGTTCTACTGTGAGGGTCGTGGTACTGTTATCGAAGGCAATACATTGGATGTAAACCCGGAAGACTTCCTGGAAAAGGAAAGTATCCAGCTGCTGGTCAATGGTACACCGTATCCTGTGATCGGTGGTTCTAGTTCGTCTGATGCATACATGACATCTAACAAGGATGCAACCTACTACGGTGACTACAAAGACCCTAACAACATTGGTAAGTGGAAGGTACCAGAGTTTCGTAACCGAATCCATGAGATGTACACCAAGTACGTTCCTTACATGAAGGTCGGTGGATACATGGCAATCATTATTAAGGACCCAACCAATAATAAGAAGCCGTTTAACTTGCATAAGATGATCGTAGACAATGTTCTTGAGAACAATCCTAACCTACAGCATCACGGGTTCTTTGTACACCTTCACACCCCACCTACGATGTTCATGCGTACCTATGAAAAACGGTACGGCATTAAGCCACCAGCATATCAGACGGGGATTGTCCTGAAAAAGACTAGCTAAGGGGATTTACTTCCCCTTTTCTTTTCGTTATAATAAGAGAAAAAGGATATAATATGTGTGGATTTATTGCAGCACGTGATGTTGATAATGATTTAAATGAAATGATTCATAGCATATCCTACCGCGGATATGGTTCTGAGTATAAAGGATATGAGAATACACGTCATGGGGTACAACTAGCACACTACAGTCTTCCATTCGTTAATCTTGATCCTGAAGTAGCAGTACAGCCACGACAGGACTTACATCCTAGTCTATTTGTAGGGGAAATCTTTAACTACAAAGAACTCGGCTATGAAACTGATATTGAATGTGCTATTAATACATATTTAAAGTCGGGTTTACAAGCATTCCACAATTTCGACGGCTTCTGGACACTGGTGGTAGATACTCGGCAGGGATTAGTAGGTATTACTGATCACCTAGGTATCAAGCCACTGTATTATCGTACTGACGTAGAAGCTATGGCATCCGAGCCAGATGTACTGAAGAAGTTTGGTCCAGTCACTCCCGACCTTCATTTCCTATCAAACACGATGAAGTGGGGTTATGACCCTTCACCTAATACTGCATGGAAAGAAATTAAACAGGTACCACCAGGTCACTACGTCCTTAACGGTATAGTTAAGCCTTACTGGGATTGGAAAAAAGTCCGTAATTCTGATCTTCGACATGATCTTACTGAATCTGTACAGAACAGGCTCGGTGGACAACGTGACGTATCCATGTTACTGTCTGGAGGTTTGGACTCTACTATTATCTATGGTTTGGTTAAACAGCTTGGGCGTGACATTACTGCCATCCATGTAGACAACGGTGAAGAAGACTATGCTCGCCTGGTAACAGAAGACCTGATTGATGTTAAGCTGGATGACGTATCTTTAGAAGATGCTGTAGAGATTCATCAAACCCCAGTCGATCTTGGTTCGGTACGTCCGCAGATTGCTATGGCTAGGAAGCTACGTGAGCTTGGATTCTATGCAGTTATGACCGGTGATGGTGCTGATGAACTCTTCGGTGGATACCGACGTGCTGCTCAGTACGATAGCCAGTACAGTGACGTGTTCTCTGAACTGCCGTACTACCATCTACCACGGCTGGATCGTACTAATATGAGATACACTGTAGAGCTACGTGCTCCATTCCTATCTCCTAAAGTTATTAAGCATGCACTGATGACTCCGTACGGTAAGCGTAACGGTGAAAAGAAAATGCTAAAAGAAACGTTTGCTGACTTGGTACCAGAACCAATTCTCAATCGGACCAAGCATGCTCTCAAGACTGAAGCTATTCGTACCAGTCCTGAAGAACAACGTATGATTAACAATACTATCTGGGATTCTCTATATGGATGATGACTTTTACATGAACAAGTATCGCAAATGGGATAGGCGATATATGGAAATGGCTGCACTGGTAGCTACCTGGTCTAAAGACCCGTCAAGTCAGATTGGTGCTGTGGCGGTAAATGGTAAAGGTCAGGTTCTGACTATGGGCTATAATGGATTCCCCCGTGGCATTCGTGATACCCAGCCCCGCTTAAAAAACAGGGAAGAAAAATATAAATATGTAGTACACGCAGAAAAGAATGCGATCTACAATGCCACCTATAACGGTGTATCTCTGCATGGAGCAACTATGTACGTTTACGGACTACCATGCTGCTCTGAGTGTGCCAAAGCAATCATTCAGGTTGGTGTAGCACGGGTGGTTATGCAAGGCAATCCAGACAATCCACGCTGGAAGAAGTCTGTAGAAGATAGTATTGATATGTTTTCTGAAGCCGGAGTTAAATGGGGATTTATTGAAGATGAAGAATGAGGTACTGATCTTTGGCCACAGTCCGTCACCTAACAAGAAAGCCAATAAGAAAACTGCTACTATGAAGCGGTTAGATAAATGGTTTGGTATGTTGGGTCTAAGTTACAAGATTGTTAATCTGAATGACGAACCTAGTAAGAAGCTGAACTACGATCAGATTGACGACAATCAACTGTATGAAACCGCAGCACAGTACAAAAGGGTATACAGCATTGGTGGAGAGGTAACCAAGTACCTAGATATGCTAAACATTGCCCACTACCCGCTGCCGCATCCTTCTCCTGTGAATAGAATGTGGAACCAAAAAATGTCAGACGCTACGGTTATTTGGGGTTTACATAGAGACCTAGACGTGGTATGATATAGAAATAAATTAACTATGGACGTTGCTATGAAATACAGTGAAGATCGTATCCTTAAAGAAATGGATCAGTATATCCTGGGTACGTACGATAAGCACTATTCCAAAAACAAATTTCAGGCTACTGAGTTCATTATCGACTCTGGACATGGCATGGGCTTTTGTCTAGGTAACGTAATGAAGTATGCTCAGCGGTATGGAAAGAAAGGTGGACGCAATCGCGATGACCTGATGAAGATCGCACACTATGCGATTATGGCTATGCATGTACATGATTTGGAAGAGGATAATATGAATGCAAGCGAATGATATGCTCGAGGTGCTACAGAACTTCGGGTCCATTAACCAAAACATTGTTTTCCGTCAAGGACGAACACTTCGTACAGTATCTGAAGCTAAGAACATCTTGGCTAATATCGAACTGGAAGAAGACATCCCACTTGACTTTGGCATCTATGATGCACAGGAACTTGTACGTGTTATGAGTCTTGTAGATGATGCTGAAGTAATTTTTGACCACGACTCGCTGGCCCTGTCTGGTAACGGTTCTAGTATTAAGTACTACTACTCTGACATTGATATGCTTACGCAGCCACCAACGACTCTGGTCACTATGCCAACACCAGATGTAACGTTTACGCTTACTGCTGATATGCAGAATAAGTTAAAGCGTGCATCTGCTGCGCTTGGCCATAAACAGATTTCCATTGGGTCTGAGGATGATATGGTCAAGCTCACGATTACTGATACGAAGAATAAGACTGCTAACCTGTTTAGCGTCAAGCTAGAAGGCATCGTCAATGGTGACCTTCCAGATAATCTGAATATCAATATCGATAATTTGAAGCTGATGCAGGGTGACTACAATGTTGAAGTTTCAAATAAACTGATTAGTCGTTTCACCCACACTGATCGCAACATCCAATACTTTATCGCTCTAGAGAAAAAATAGAAGGAAATATTTCTAATGAATAATGAAGACTTTAACGATCTTGGTATGAAAGTTGGCCGCTCGACTGTAGCCATCATTGATGCAATCGTTCAACGTGGTGCCTTTAAGGGCGAAGAGCTTTCTACTGTCGGTCAACTTCGTGACCAAGCTATCCAGATGATTCAGGAACTGGAAGCCCGCCAGGAAGAAGGCGAAGTTGAAGAAGTGGAAGCACCTGCTGAAGGGAAGAAGAAGTAATGAGTGAATGGACTGACGAATTTACCTTGGAGCGTATTACCTACGATCCTGATGGTGAAGTAGACAATCGTGTTTATCATACTTTTAAGGCTGAAGACCTTTCTGAGCTTCTTGATCACTTGTCTTACTTTCTCCAAGGCTGTTCTTACACCTACGTAAAAGGCTTGACCGCAAATCGGGAATCCGATTAATCTGTTTACATTAACCTCTAACTGTGATACAATCCAACCTTTACTAATGAAGTAGGACACTATATAATGAAAGATGATTTTCTCTGGGTTGAACGTTACCGTCCAAAGAAGATCGAAGATTGTATTCTCCCGGAGTCGCTGTCTGACACGTTCAAGCAGATCGTGGCTTCGGGAGACCTTCCCAATATGCTGTTTACGGGTACTGCTGGTCTTGGTAAGACTACAGTAGCCAAAGCATTGTGCAATGAACTTGATCTGGATTGGATTCTGATCAATGGTTCTGAAGAAGGTAACATCGACACTCTTCGCAGTAAGATTAAACAGTTTGCATCCTCTGTATCCCTGACTGGCGGATACAAAGTAGTTATCCTTGACGAGGCTGACTACCTCAATGCACAATCATTCCAACCAGCTCTTCGTGGATTCATCGAGGAGTTCTCTAGCAACTGCCGGTTTATTCTCACCTGTAACTTCAAGAATCGCATCATCGAGCCACTGCACTCACGCTGTGGAGTCTATGAGTTTAATACCAATAAGAAGATGCTAGCCGAACTGTCCATGCAGTTCATGAAGCGTTTAACCTGGATGCTTGAGCAGGAGAATGTTACATATGATAAGAAAGTTCTGGCTGAACTTATTATTAGGTTTGCGCCTGATTGGCGGCGTGTTATTAATGAGTGCCAGCGTTACTCTCTTAGCGGTACTATTGATACTGGGATTCTTAGTCTGCTTTCCAATAATTCTGTTTCTGATCTTATCGGATATCTTAAGGGAAAAGACTTTAAGAAAATGAGGTCATGGGTAAGCAACAATATAGATACTGACGCTTCCAGTATATTTCGGAAGATTTACGATACTATGTACGACACTATCCAGCCTAACAGTATTCCCCGTACCGTTCTAATCCTTGCCGACTACCAGTACAAGAATGCTTTCGTGGCTGATCATGAACTGAACGTTGTAGCTTGCTTAACAGAACTAATGGCGGAGGTAGAATGGAAATGAAACATCAGCTGACCCTGTACACACAACCCCAATGCATGTACTGCGATATGATGAAGACTAAGCTTGATCGATGGGGATATCGATATGAAGTTGTAAACATTAAGCTGGACGAAGCAGCAAAGTCTTATATCAAATCCGAAGGGCATAAGACCGTACCACAACTCTACTACGGTAAGACCCATATTAATCCTAACATTAATACCGAGGAATACACACAAAGTATTCTTGAGCAGTATATCGGTCACTTGGATGATGTTAAATGAGTCCATTTGATTTCGTCAAAGCGATCAACAATAAGCAGAATATCATTAGGGATGACTTGGATGAAAAGTCCTATCTTCCCTATATGATTAACCACAGCTTCTCCTACTTCTCTGACACTGTACTTCTGGCTAATGAGATGAATCTCAACCACCACATTGATAACAAGCTTCAAAACGATTTTTTCATAAATATTATACGAAAGAATCCTAAGCGCTTTTCCAAATGGAACAAAGTAAAGCACGATGGTGATTTTGAAGCGGTGAAAGAATATTATGGGTATAATAATGAGAAAACTCGTTCTGCTCTTTCACTACTTTCTGCTGAACAAATAGATATAATTAAGAAGAAGGTAGATCATGGTGGAAGAAAAGGAAAACGCGCCAGTTGAATGGTCGCCTCAGGACATGCTCGAAGTTACACTTAACGAGCCAGACGATTTCCTGAAGGTCAAAGAAACACTCACTCGTATCGGCATTGCATCACGTAAGGACAAGAAGCTTTACCAGTCGTGTCATATCTTGCACAAGCAAGGCCGATACTTTATCACACACTTTAAAGAATTGTTTTTGTTGGATGGTAACAAGTCTACGCTTGAGCTGACCGATATCCAAAGACGAAATACAATTGCAACCCTATTATCTGACTGGGGTCTGTTGACGATTGTTAACACCGATAGAGCAAATGACACAGCACCGCTTCGTCAGATTAAAGTTCTTCCATTTCGTGAGAAAAACGAATGGGAGTTACTCCCGAAATATAACATAGGTAGATGATTATACGGAAGTAATTGAACTTATCTTTCCGCTGAACGTAGAGATAAACAATATAAATATTAGTGGATGCCAATCATGGGTCCATATTTCTTGCTTTAATTAGGAGAATTCAGATGACAAATAATCAAAAGTTCG